AAAATAGTTGTAAAAAAGACTTGACTTTTCTTTAAAAATATGCTACCCTCGAACCTTGTGTTCAACAAGGAAAGTAGACCACAACAGGAACTCAGGTAAAACAACATAAGATACTTAGTAGACGGGCTACTAAGTTAATACAATACGGGATGTTCAGGTAAGTGCTTCTGTGCACAAGGGTAGGATATAAATCTTAAGGGTAAAGACTTAAGGTATATATTTACCAAGATTCCTGACTTAGAAGCCATTAAGATTAACTTCTTAGTGGCATATACCATGTCCAAATTAAGGGTAAACGTGGAACCAAGAACAATAGAAGATAATTATCCTCCAAGCGAAGAAGCCTTAGTCAAAGAAGCAAAAGCTATCCTTAGTGAGCCAGAAAAGCGTAAAGCAGGTAGACCCAAGAAGGGTGAGATAGTAGCCAAGAAGCAGAAGAACAAGGGTGTCCTTGGTCGTCCCAAAGGGGATACAGCTATTATCAATGAATACAAGGCTAGGATGTTAAACAGTCCTAAGTCAGCTAAAGTCCTAGAGGCTATCTACGATGCAGCCCTTAACGATGACCATAAGAACCAAGCTGCTGCATGGAAACTTATCGTAGACCGTATTGTCCCTGTGTCTGCCTTTGAAGCTACTAAAGCTGGAGGCTCTACCCCACAGATCAGTATCAACATCAGTGGATTGAACTCCCCAACAGTGGAAACCCTTGAGGATGTAACCTACGATATTGAGTCCGTAGCGGACATTGAGGATGTAGAGGCTAAGGATGATAGTGTTCTAAGAAATTTAAACGCTACTTCTGATAGTATAGGTGAAGAGTTATGACCTCTCTTAACTTTCAGCTGTTGAAATGGCAGCAAGAGGTCTTCAAGAACACTACTCGCTTCAAGGTCGTAGCAGCAGGTCGTCGTTGTGGTAAGTCCAGACTATCCGCTGTAAGCCTCCTTATAGAAGGTTTAAACTGTCCTGAAGGGTCAGCTGTGATGTACATAGCCCCTACCTTAGGACAAGCTAGAACAATTATCTGGGACTTGTTACATGAGCTTGGACGACCAGTCATTAAGTCATCACACATCAATAACCTCGAGATCCTTCTCGTCAATGGTAGGAAGATATTGGTTCGTGGTGCTGACAACCCTGATTCTCTACGTGGTGTGTCTCTTACCTACGTGGTTCTAGACGAATGTGCCTTTATCAAGGAAGACGTATGGCAGAAGATCATCCGAGCTTCCCTGTCAGACAAGAAGGGTAGAGCTTTATTCATCTCAACCCCTAGTGGACGTAACTGGTTCTACGATGTCTTTAAGCTAGGTCAGGAAGAGACTGACGAAGAATGGCGTAGTTGGCACTTCACCACCAAAGACAACGAGACCATCGACCCCAAAGAGATTGAGGCTGCTGAGAGAACCTTAAGCTCCTTTGCCTTCAAGCAGGAATACCTGTCCAGCTTTGATAACGCAGGGCAAGAGGTCTTCAAAGAGGATTGGATCAGGTATGCCCCTGAACCTGCTTACGGGTCGTATGTCATAGCTATTGACTTGGCTGGTTTTGAGGATGTATCAAAAAATGCTGGTGCAGCCAAGAAAAGGTTAGACGAAAGTGCCATCTCAATCGTTAAGGTAGAGGACAACGGTAACTGGTGGATTAAGGACATTATTCATGGACGTTGGGACATTCGTGAAACTGCTAGTAGGATTCTTATGGCTGTGCGTGACCATCAGCCCATTGCTGTTGGAATTGAACGAGGAGCTTTGAAGAACGCAGTTCAGCCCTACCTCAATGACTTGATGAGGAAGAACAACGTCTACTGCCACATCACGGACTTGACACACGGAAACAAGAAGAAGACTGACAGGGTTGTCTGGTCTTTACAAGGTAGGTTTGAACACGGTAGGATCACCCTGAACGATAAATTGGACAAGAGTGATTGGAAGGAATTCATTGACCAGTTCCTGATGTTCCCTACAGCTGGCGTCCACGATGACTTAATAGATAGTTTGTCTTATATTGACCAACTCGCTGTAACTAGTTATAATACAGATTATGACGACGATGAATACGAAATTCTTGACCCTATAAGCGGATATTAAGATGAAACAAGGACTCTACGCAAACATTAACGCCAAGCGCAAACGCATCGAAGCTGGCTCAGGTGAGAAGATGAGGAAGCCCGGTAGCAAAGGTGCTCCTACAGCACAAGACTTCAAGGACTCAGCTAAGACTGCCAAAGGAAAGAAAAAGAAGAATGGCTAAGGCAAAAGATCCACGATTAGAGAGAGCTGGCGTTGAAGGCTATAACAAGCCTAAGCGCACACCTAACCACCCAACCAAGAGCCATGTAGTAGTTGCCCGTGAAGGTGATGAAGTAAAGCTTATCAGGTTCGGTCAGCAAGGTGTCTCAGGATCCCCTGAAGGTTCAGCACGTAACAAGTCCTTCAAGGCTAGACACGCTAAGAACATCGACAAAGGCCGTATGTCAGCTGCTTATTGGAGTAATAAAATTAAATGGTGACCCAAGGTTTAGACGGTCGGTGGTATAAGCCTTGCCCTAGTTGCGGCAATGTTCAAAGCTATTTAAGAAAGAACTATGCTGAAGAGTCTTTTAAAGCTCAGAAAGAATGTAAATCTTGCTCAAATAAGAAAACAGACAACTGCCACAGGGGTTTTTACGAAGATATTCGTTTATCTTGGTTTAACAAGTTCCAATCTGGAGCTGAACTAAGGAACATCGCTTTTACCATAACAGTTGAATATCTTTGGGAAGTTTTTAAGGAACAAGATTACCAATGTGCTTTGACAGGTTGGCCTATCGGATGGGCAGAGGTAGGGGCAAACCATACAGCATCCATTGATCGGATTGATTCTGACAACGGATATGTCGTTGGAAATATCCAGCTAGTACATAAGGACATAAACATGGCTAAACAACAATACTCTCAGGACTACTTTATAGAAATGTGTAAGGCAGTGGCTGACAAGGTTAAGTGGTAAGAATAATAAGGAAACAAATGGCTACTACTAATAATATGGAAAACAATGATGCACCAGAGTTCGAGGAACCAACAGAGGCTGACAAAGATCTAGTCTCTTTCGTTGTTGGTCAGTGCGATAACTGGCGTGATTGGCGAGATAGCAACTACCTTGAGCTGTGGAACGAATACGAGCGTATCTTCCGTGGTGTTTGGGCTTCTGAGGACAAGACTCGTGACTCTGAGCGTTCACGTATTATCTCCCCTGCCACTCAACAAGCAGTTGAGACTCGTCATGCTGAGATCATGGAAGCTATCTTCGGTAACGGAGACTTCTTCGACATTGAGGATGACGTAACCGATGTGAACGGTACTGAGCTGGACGTTAACCAGATCAAAGCTCAGTTGATGGATGACTTCAAGAAGGACAAGATCCGTAAGGCTATCGACCAGATCGAGTTGATGGCTGAGATCTACGGTACTGGCATTGGCGAGATTATCGTCAAGCAAGAAAAGGAGTACGTTCCTGCTACTCAACCTATCCCCGGTGTTGTGGGTCAGGCAGCTATCGGTGTTCAAGAGAAAGACCGTACAGCAGTCAAGATCATGCCTGTCAACCCCAAGAACTTCTTGTTTGACCCCAACGGTACATCAGTGGATGACTGCTTGGGTGTAGCTGTTGAGAAGTACGTTGGCTTGCACAAGATCGTCAAAGGTATCGAAGACGGTATCTATCGTAAGGTCAACGTTGGCCCTATGTACGACACTGAGGACTTGGAAGTAACTCAGGAAGACACACAGTACCAGACAGACAAAGTTAAGCTGTTGACATATTATGGCTTAGTCCCCCGTGAATACCTCACTGACATGGGCGACACTGAAGAGCTGATGGACTTGTTCCCTGAAGAAAGCGACGCTGACGAGTACACTGACATGGTGGAAGCTATTGTCGTTATCGTCAACGACTCTACTCTCCTCAAGGCTGAAGAGAATCCTTACATGATGAAGGATCGTCCAGTTGTGCTGTACCAAGACGATACAGTTCCTAACCGTATCCTTGGTCGTGGCACAGTGGAAAAAGCTTACAACATGCAAAAGGCTATTGACGCTCAGATGCGTAGCCACTTGGACTCACTGGCTTTGACCACAGCCCCGATGATCGGCATTGACGCTACCCGTCTACCTCGTGGTGCTAAGTTTGAGGTTCGTCCCGGTAAGGCCATCCTGACCAACGGTAACCCCAACGAGATCCTCCAGCCATTCAAGTTCGGTCAGACAGACGGTAACAACATGACCACCGCCCAAGCCTTCGAGCGTATGTTGCTACAGGCCACAGGAACCTTGGATTCTCAGGGTATGGTGTCTCAGGTGTCTCGTGACGCTGGTGGGGCTGGTATGTCAGCTGCCATGGCCTCTATCATCAAGAAGTACAAGCGTACCTTGACCAACTTCCAAGAGGATTTCCTGATTCCGTTCATCAAGAAGGCTGCCTTCCGCTACATGCAGTTCGATCCTGAGCGTTATCCCTCAGTCGACATGAACTTCATGCCTACAGCTACCTTGGGCATCATGGCACGTGAGTACGAACAACAGCAGTTTATCGCTCTGTTGCAGACTTTAGGCCCTGATACCCCTGTTTTGCCTGTTATCTTGAAGGGTATCGTCCAGAACAGCTCACTGAGCAACAAGAACGAGATGCTGGCTGGTTTGGATCGTATGGCACAGCCTAACCCCGAGCAACAACAGCTCCAGATGACCCAACAAATGCTTGCAATGCAGACAGCACAGGCTCAGTTGGCTCTGTTGCAGGCTCAGACAGCTGAAAGAGCTGCTAACGCCCAACAAACTCAGGTTGAGACTGCGATGATGCCAGAGGAACTGCGAGTTAAGGTGGTTCAGGCAGCTTCCAACAACCTAGACCGTGGCGATGACTTCGGTAAACGCCTCCAGTTGGCTGATCGTGTGCTGAAAGAGAAGGAAATTAACCTTAAAGCAGCAGATATTCAGTCCAATGAGCGCATCGCAGCCCTCCAAATGATGAAAAGATCATCAAATAGTTAAAAAAATACTTGACAAAGTGTTACTTTTGTGATAGAGTAGCGTTATTGTAACTAATACGTTCTCCTAATGGACAAAGAACTAGCGAAATTTTATGAAGAAGCGTTCTCTATGATGGCTACCCTAGGGTGGAAGGACTTCATGGAGGACATTCAAAAGGTTAAAACCAATTATAACGACCTGTCAACTGTCGCGGACACACAAGAACTTTATTTCCGTAAAGGACAGCTTGACATCTTGAATTGGCTTTT